CTTAGCCAGGCAATCGGGTACGTTGATGGTCTCTCCTACTCGCTTGTTTCTGGTTCCTATCCAGGTCTTTAAAACTTTAACCTGCATATTATCCGTACTTGACCAAGAGGCCGTTCTTAAAAACAAGGACTCCGCCCTCTGTCTTTATCTCTGCCGTCTGCCCTTCGTAGTCGCCAACCTTGATGACGTTATTGAACTGTGCTTCCTTCTCGACTACCAAAGTGGCGAGTTTTAATTCTTCGGGGAGTTCCATAGTATCGGCAAAGCTCACCTTTATAACCCACTGCCCGCCCTCGACTACCTTAATCGTGCGAGTAGTGGTGTCTACCCATGCGTAATACTTCGGGTCTCCTCCGGGCGAATCGTCACCTATGAAAACTATCTTACGCTTCGGGTTCTCCATGTTTCACCTCTTAGAATGGGCGGCGGCAGTTGATTACCGCCGCCCAGTTGTTACTACCGCATGATGGTCAAGAACACCATTGGCGCGTTGCTTGCGCCAACTGAGCTTGAGTCCAGGGCGAATCCCGCGATCTGGAATCCGTCCTCTACGATTATATCGTTACTGGAAACAACAGTGCCGTTACCTACGAACACTAGAGTTCTATCCAGTGCGCTATCGCAGGTATTGGAGTTGCTTGTCATCCAGCAAGGCCCGTATGTCTGCATCCAGAACCACTCACCGGAAGCCGCTACATCGGTAGGGACTCCGAGGAATGAAACGTAAGGGCCGCCAGCGTTGTCAGCCTTCACATAGGCGAATATGTTGTCCATGTTCTCTATGTAGGTTGTCGCAGCTACGCAAGCCCTACTAAGAGGAGCGTCCAGTTTGACCGTCAGTGCCCCAGCCGCAGCGAGGGCAGGATGGGAGACAATCGTCCGTTGCTGTGGTTGCGTGGTGTTACTTATGACGATATCGCCACCGGCTAATTCGTTTGCCCATAGGACGCCCGTTACCAGATGTCCTATAACGGCATCGATGGTTATGGTGACGTATCGGCTGCCTTTTGCGCCAGCCGCCAGAGTCTCGCCTGGATAGTCCGCAGCCATTGAAGCCGCAGTTTTCTGAACAGGAGCTACAGCGCAAGCGTTGGTCTTCTTGCTCTTGTAAACGCCTACACCAGTAGTGCAAACGCCTCCAGCGTAGCAATAGACGAAGGTTTTAAAGCCTCGTCTTATGATTGTGCCTATCGGGTATTTCGGTGTCGTGTCCACGCCGTAAGGTGTGCCAGCACCGACTGAGGCCTCTGCCCCGCCTAAACCGGGGACGTAAAGTCTGTACTCATTGCCTTCGGGTAAAGCCAGAAATGATGTTAGAGCCATTTTATTATCCTTTCGTTAAGTTTTTACTATGAACTAAGTGGCATCGTTGCAACAGAAGCGGAAAGCGTTCGGGCGTATCACCGCTCCGCCGACACGGAAGTGAGCCTTGAATCCGACCAGTCCAGCCTCGGCATAGAGTTCGTCGAGCCTCTGGACGCTCATTCCCATGCGGTCAAGGATTAAATATCCCTGCTTGAAGTTGCCAAACAGTATATTTAAACCAGTGGTGGTGTCAGCCGGTATCGGCATTGAGTTGTTGTTGTAGACAGGATAGCCGTCGATGTTATTAGGCTGTCCCACTAGGAGCGAAGGCTGCCACAGGTACTGCCCTGTAGCCGCAGCCTGAAGCACTCTGACAGCCGCTTCAGTTGTGCGGTGCATTACCCAACTGGCACCCTGCAAATATTGAGGCGGGAGCAGGTACTCGACTGCCAGAATATCGTTGAGCAGTACGGTGTCATCTGTTGCCCAGAACTTACCGTAGGTGATGTAGTTGGCAGGTCCGCCGCCAGCAACAAGGCCAGCGTTCAGGACAGCGTCCACAGTCAGGCCGGTGGGTTGCTGTGAAGCATGTCCGGCTCCAACCATGAAAGCAGCCTCTTCAGCGGTAGCTATCGCATTGGAGAACGAATTGGAGATAAGAGACTGGAGGTTCAGGTCGCTATCCTGAAGTTCGTCCTCGCCAACCTTAGTCAGGCCGTACAGGTCTTCGACGTATATATTGGCATCGGTGGGAACCATTGTTGACTCAGGAATCAGTGCGCCTGTTTCCAGTTTGCCCCAGCCGACGGATACTTCCGTCAGAGAGCGAGCGCGAACCCTGTCGCGGTTGGTTGATCTTGTTGTGCAAAGATTTCTCAGAACTGTCAGTCCTGGCAGTGCGCGGATTACATCAGCCTCAAGGTCTTCAGGGACTAATATGAGGCCGGAGGCATCTTCTACCAGCGCCTTGCGCTCGGCGGGCTCCATTGCAGCCTTGCCGCCACGAATCCACTTGAAGAAAGCGGATTTCTGCGCGGTCTTTTTCTCGTCGAGTTTAGGAGCCTCGCCCGGAAGAACCAGCTCCTTCTTATTGAGTTTAAACTCCAGGTCATCGATCTTCTGGTTCATCTTGGCGATATTGGCCTTCGCCTCGGCGCTCATTGTCTCGCCGGACTTAGTAGCCGCTTCTACGGCGGTCTTGTGCTCTGCCCTCATCTGGGTCAGAACTTGCATGATCTCTTCTTTGATCTCAGCCATTTGATTTTCCTTTCTTATAATTTCTTTAGTAACTCTTCGACCCTATCCTCTGCTTTCTGTGAGTCGAAGCCTATATTGTGAGCCTTCAGCGCATCGAGAATGTCTGCGGCTTCTTTGTCGGCGGGAGTGTCTTTGACGGCTTCCGTGACAGCAAGTGCCTTCTCTACGGCCTTCGGCTTTATATCCAATTCCTTCTCTGTGCCGAACTTGATATTTGAAAGCATGACTTTTACTCTACGAGCGGCCTCTTCGTGTCCGTATATCTGGGTCATGGCTGACAAGCATTCATCCCACAAGGCATCACCCTCAGAATACGCACCAGCTTTCACCGATAGCACTAACGCCTGATCATCGGCGGCGAATGAGCCTACCACTAATGAAATATCGGGGACTTTCAGTTCTTGGAGGTAGCGCACGCCGGACTTGAGTTCCTTCTTAACCACGTCATAGCCGATAGACATGCTCTTGATCACGCCTTGCTTCATAAAGAGGTAGGCTTCGTCGGCCTTCTGCACGCCGCGGGTGAACGCGCCGTGTACCTTTAGGCCATGACCGTCCTCTTCGACCTTTGCCAGCCCGACGGGTGACATGATGTCGTGCATCCAGAAGAGCGGTATCTCGCCGTTGTGGTCGTTGATGGTCTTCTTGAACGCGCCCGGCTGGACTATATCGCCAACCTTATCGGCGGTAGAGCGGAACACTGAGGCATAACCCTCGAATGTGCCCTTCTCTTCGTCTATCGACTTGATTTCAAGTTTGACTAATTTTCTTTCAGACATCGTGCCCTCCGTTATTTCCAATAAAAAACCGCCCTCTCGGATGGTCTATACCTACGAATGAAATGCTTAATCTCTAATATAAAGCGTTTACAACCCCTGCCGCATTTTTATAGACAAGTTTATTGGCAGTTGTTGAGTAATATATCGAATCGTTCACCGCAGCAGCATCAGCTAATTGTATTGTCATTTATCACCTCGTTCTTTGAAGTTGGGATTGTGTTCTTTGGCGTGGAGCAACCTTATGGCAGCTTTGGCGTTCTCGGCACTCTTGCAACGCTGTTTGAGTTTCCATTCACCGTTTACTTTGTGCCAGACTTCCCGTCCTCTTTGCTCGTATGGCATAGTCACTCCTTACTTAAGTAATGCTGTCCTGCTACCAATAGTGTCAATTTGATAATGGAAATCAACCTCTAATAACAGGGGTAAATTACCCACTGTATTTGTAGTCCAAGTATCGTCTGTTCCCGTATCTGTTCGTTGTATATTGCAGATGATTATTGAACTTATCGTGGCATTACTCCCGCCCGTTAAAGTTATCTCTGGTGTCATCTGGTGCTTATGATTCACGCCATCACAAATATCGGACAGGTCTAATGTTGCCATAGTGCCAAAATTGGCGTTCATGTTCGCCCAAGAGTAGTCTATCTTCCAACCTACAAACTTACCGTCCTCTGACACACCCCTGGCTCCTGGTGTCCAATGGATGTGTGCGCTTATGTCAGTCCCTTCTTTGTAATCGTGAGGTAATTGAATAGTGAAACTGGCTATATCGTTTTTCTGCCACTCTGTAAGATAAGTGCTAGTAGCCCCACTGTTCGGAGCATACGCTACATAGGTAGGGTCGGATATTCCTGGCCTATCAAATGAACCAGGTATTATCCTTATATCGTCCCATACGAGGGTTGCGAGAACTAATGTCTTATCCGCGCCTGTGGTTATCGTTAGATCGGTTGGTGTTATGGTGTCAGTCTTGACTTCAGGGGTTCCCACTATACCTGTGGTAGTAAGATTAAATGAACCAGACTTATCGCCTTCAAGTTCTGTTTGGGCGTCCCACATAGACCAATACGAATCATAACCCACTTCCTCCCATCCACCAGAATAGAAGAACCACAGAATCATTTCCAATAATTCCCATATCATCCACCCTTCCTCTGGTTCGGACTCTACCCAAGTCTCCCCATCCCATTCGTATATATCTCCTTCATGCCAACCAGAGCCATCACAATCAGCTCCGTATCTGTCACCAACTTCAGGGGGGTCTTCTAGTGGGTCGTGACCGTCACCTGGTAATCCGCCTGTAGGATCGTACCATTCTATTATGGGAGGCATTAACCAAGGGTCCCCAGGCTCTCCCTGCGGCCCCTGTGGCCCCTGTGGCCCTTGTGGCCCCGGTGCACCATTAAACCCAGAAGTGCCGGATGATCCCCTTAGTTCATCCAATAGGATAAGGTTCCGCCACTCGCCACCGCTCCGCCATTGGATATAACCCTTGAATATTCTCAGTTCAACTAGATTAGCGTCTTCCCCATCCTTACCGTCTTTGCCGGGTGCTCCATCTTTCCCATTAACCCCGTCAACTCCCGTCTTCCCATCCCTGCCGTCTTTACCGTTGAGTCCATCTGCTCCATTGAGACCGTTAAAACCATTGGTGCCATCCTTGCCCTTTAGACCGTCAATATGAAGCAGCACCCGCCAGAAAGAACCTTCCTGCCGACATTGGAGCTTGTTGTCTTCGATCTTGAACTCGACGTTCCGTGCGTCCTTGCCAGCCCCGCCGTCAGCGCCGTTCTTCCCTTTGTACTTGCTCTCTATGAGGTCAATAATTTCCTGTATTGCTTCTTGCAGCATTAACGATTCTCCACAGCCTTCTTGATCTTAATGAGTTGGTCGAGCAATACGAAATCATGTATAGGTTCTGTTATCTTAGATTCATTCGGCTTTGCTGTAGCCTTTGCTACGATATATCCCTCTTTACAGCGGCAGTTGATAAACTCAGCGGGCTTTCCATCGGTGTCGCAAGGGTACATCAGTCCGTTGCTGTACTTCTCATCAAATCTTTTTTCTTCGCCGTTAATATCGGCGTGGGAATCGCGCACCCTATCATCCATACTTGCGATCCATACTTTCTTGGTGACGTAGCCTGACTGTGCTGCGGCTTCCCGCTGCCCCTTACCGGCCGCCGATCCAACCTCAGTGCGTGCGACTCTCATCGCCTTCCATGTTTCACCCTCGTCGAAGTACGGCTTTAGTGAAGCGTAAATGTCCCTTGAGCCAAGCCCGTCAGCGATGCCCTTCTCGATGATACCCTTGACTCCACCTATCTCAGTGTCGAGGATGGACTTAATTGACTCGGCTATATGAGAGGTTAGCCATTCCTGCATAACAGGAGTGGATAAATCCATCACCTTGTGATGCTCGACAATATTAAATCCCCTATAAACCTTTGAGGTATTCAGTGTATTCAGCGTTTCATTCCCGAAGTCCTCAGCGATAGCCACGACAACCGCGGTCAGGGTCTTCTCCCATTTAGACTTTAAAGACTTAATAGCATCTTCTGCTGGGGATGCCATAGAAGATGGTTCCTTGCCCTCTACAGCCTTCATTACCTTTGTGGCCTGCTCTTGATATATCGGCTGTAGCTTCTTGGCTGCTATAGGCCACCACGCCACAGTCCTTGTATCCAGGCGCTTCCAGTGTGCGGCCTTCTGCTCATCATTCATGTTCAGCATCTTGGTTGAGTGCTTGATAGTTGACTCGGCTGGTTGCGCAGCGCCGACAGGATTGAGGCTGAACGGCAGGTAGCTGTTCTCCCAGCCAGGGAACTCTTCAAGCCCGAGCTTCAATACTGTGTTCGCCTGACTGACAGGGATGCCCATTGCGAACATCTTGCCCGCCTGGTCTACCTTCTGCCCGAAGTCCTCGCGTAGCGCGGTCACTGAGGATAGGTCATATGAAATAGTGATATTGTCGCCATATAAAGGCGCTATCTTGAGATTGAGCGTGGCCTTAATATCGTCGAGTAGTGGGATAGTCACCAGCTCGTAAAGAGCCTTCTTCGCCTCCACGACGTTGTTATAGGTAGACGCTCGCCTATCTCCCAGCCACCATGGGTCAAGGCCGAACGCTGTCGCTATATCGTCGGCGTTGCGCAGGCGGGAGTTAATGAAGTCCATCTCCACGGGTGTCAGGGACATCTGATACCACTTGTAACCGGCGCCCAGAATCCACGGCTCCCGGCGGCTCTTCTTATTTAAATACTTCTCCTTAACCTGCCGCTGGGACTCCTCCCACTGCTCGGTAGTCATTGTCACATCAGACACGAACACGCCGTCCGGTGTGCCCCTGTTCTGCATCGATACCTTCTGTGTGTCCTGCATCTCGTTATCGGTGTCCACTGTGCGCGCTGCCGCCTGTAAGTCGCCAATACCCCAGTAAGGATCGCCCGGGTTGAA